AAACCCATCAGACTCTAATGCTTTTGATCCAAAATTGGAGTTAGAGTTGGTGATAGACATATCACCACCTGCCACTGCCTTGAAGTGGTGACCATATCCTATGGCAAAGACAGACACCAACTGCATTACAGAGTTGTTAGATGACTTTACATGATAGGATTCAAATTCTGGTTTATATCTTGCTAAACTATCTGTGTGAAGTGTCGTTGTGGTTCCTAATGTTGCTTGATCTTCCCATGCACCTGAGGTGGTGTTATATTTTACAAAAGCATTATCATCTTTTTGTAACGATATTCCAGTAAATTGAGCAACCAACATTGACTTGAATCCAGTTGCTTTGTCACCATCACAATGTAAACCACACAATCCAAAAACTGATCTAACAGAGCAGTTGAATATGTAAGGTGATGATGATGTTACTGTGTCACTCTCTATTGTAACTATGGGTGTAAGTCCACTAAGACTTGGATTAGATGTGCTGGTTGGTGTGTTTGCTACTGTGTAACTAAATTGTGTATCACTAACCACTTGAGACACAACATGACTGCCATCATACTCTGCATTATTGACACCGAATATCAATATTGGTGTGCCTACTGCGAGTCTATGTGTGGTCTTTGTTTTTACTGTAACTATTGATGTTGCTGTAGTTGATGACGGATCTATACCAGAAAAAATATCATCAATCTCAACATCACCTAACTCAGATATGGCACCTACAATTCTATTCTCATCAATTAATTTTTCAAAATCATCATTTGTTGGATATGATGGCAGTGCTCTTCCACTATTTGTTCCATACGCAAGCGTTAGCTTTGCGTAATACATGTCAAGATCTGTGTTACCTTTACCTGCTACTGTATTATTACCGTCCGCATATTCAAAAACAGTTAGTTTATGGTGTGAAAAATTAGGTGCATAAACATTTTCAGTAAAATCCTTGAATGTCCTATCTGATCCTTCTCCATCAAAAATACTAAACCCAAAGAAGAAACAAGCACCTGTTACTCTGAATATCGCAGAGGTAGGTATGTCATTGTTAAGTGGATCGGGGATATATTTTGGTCTTATCTTCGTTTTTCTAAGATCTTGTCCAACAATAGATGTTCCTCTTGGTAAGATTACACCACCGTGAATAGAATTATAGTGGTATAATACATTATCAACATTTTGTACGTCAAAATTTGTTCCAATACCAAACTCTGTTATACTTTGAGATGTTCCATTTACATCAGTTATATTTCCATCATTATCAATTTGAAAACCAGGTCTATTATCAATGTAATGAACACCTGGCGATACAATTATAGTTGTCTTATCAAATTTATCGTTGTCTTTTCCTAATTGATACGAAAAACGAGCAGACTCAATTAATGCTCTTTGAATTGTTTTGAACGGACGAGTTCTTGAATTACCAGTATTACTGATATCATCCGTTGCATCAAGTTCTTCAGGGTTTACGTAGATTACATTTCCCTGTACATTTTTTAAAAAATTTTCAAGTCTGCTTAGTGGCATTACTTATAAATCCTGACACCATTCCTTCAACCTATTTATACCCTACTAAATCCCTGACTTATTCTACTCCAAACTTATGATTGCGATCGCTATATTTTAGGTATTCTTTGAACTAATGGATATATATCTGTCTCAACTTTATCCACAATTTGATCGATGACATTAACGTCAAGACCTGCAAATGGTGGAACGATACCAAGTATGCGAAGTAATCCATCTACAAACAATGCTAAACAAGTAAAACCAAGTATCATACTTATGATTGTAGCGTCACGATTATGTTTTGCCATAGATGCATCATCAATCGCTTTTGCTTTAGCAAGAGCGTCAGCAATAAGTGCATCCACCTCTTTTTTAGTGTAAAAACCTCCTAAAACAGGGATTTCGTGAAATTTTATGTCCGATAGTGGGAACTTAGGCATGTATGTCATACGTATATTATATCTAGCTCTTCATCAATCCCATCAGCAGTTCTTACAAGTTCTAACACTGACATAAACTCATTTGTTGTTTTGCAATCAATACATTGATAGTTACCAAGAGAACCGAAAATCTCAAATTTTCTTGAGGTGAGATTGACTCGAATTTCATCTACAAACTCCTCTAAATCCAAATGTGCCATGATGTTTTATAAAGTACGCCTATTATAGCACATATGTTCAAACATCGCAAGTTGCATCATGTACAACAGTCGGATCTTTGGACTCAACAGTCACCTCATAATATGCCTTTATAGGTCCGCCAGCATTATTACGAACAATAATTTTTGCACCATACTGTATTGTGCTGACAAACAATTCTTGAAACACTCCAATTGGAGTAAGTTGAACATTGATAGTTTCTGATTTGACATTTCCCACCCATGTTGGAGGTAACTCAATAATACCATCAACACTCACTATGCCACGTACTTCCATAATTTTATGAATTTTCGTTTAGTATAGCATGATTGTACCAGAATGACAATACGAATCTCTCTGACTTTTCAACTTGTGAAACATAATGCAAATACTCAGCATTAGAAAATACTAAAAGTTTACCCATTTTAGGTTTTACTTCCATGAATTCAAAACATGTATGCCCACCAATAAAATCATCATTTAGATATAGCATTGCAGCAAATACATCTGGATTGTGCTTGTTATTATCATCAACATGAGGTTTCATAAATGTGCCAACTGGCCATCGTATAACACCAACGTAATCTAAGTTTGATGTGGTATCAAAAGACTTGCAAAGATTAGTTACTCTCATGACCACATCATCTTCTGGTGGAATAACAGTAGGATCTACGTTTCCACCATGATATACTGCTGTATGATTTTTCCATTCAACAGTGGTAAGATAGGTATCTCCACCTCTAGTAGAGTTACCATAAGGCATTTCTTTATTATTTGCTTTAGATAGATTGATAAAATGCTCACAAAGTTCAGGAGATAAAAAATTATCCTCAATATAAATCAGTTTTTTCACGTGGTTTTTGTATTAACTCCTGTTTTATATTGTGGATCATCATAATCTGGATCTGGATAGTCCTCCCAAGTATCTCCCTCATACTCCACAACTAAATGATTAACGTCCTTACGCTCACCATATACATGGTAGAAACAATCAATGGGAGTTTCAGGTATGGTATTAGACTCTAAAATTATCTTCTCGTTATCAAAACTTTCCACAGTAATCATCTGAGGCACTCCAATATTCTGTATCTGTACAGTGATACTATCAGCGTGCACTAGATTTTTCCAATGTGAGGGTAGTTCTATGATATTACTATCCTTCAATCTCCCTCTATAATATACAGCAACCTCTGGTCCTTCAATACAGGCATACCTTAGTCTATTACCTTTACCTTTGGATGGATGAACCATATCAAATGGTTTTGGTCTACCATCTGCCACTTGATGTCTTGCTTCTAATCTTCCCTTTGATAAGCAATCAACCGCACCAGTGACGAAAACATCACCATCAATAAAAACTGTATTTGTTGCCTCTTCACCAATTATTTCTACATCACCCTCTACTTGAACTGCCCTACCACTTACGCCAGGACTCCAATCTCCGAGTGCAGTTCCTACATTCAGAGTTGCTTTCGCAAAACCACCTTTATGGGCACCTAAAAATGTAGGTCCTGTAGCGACTAGAGTGCCATCATAAGGTTTGTCACCATTCAGAGTTTCTACTGCCTGATCTAATTTTGCTGGTTCTTCAATACCAATGTAAATCTTTCCAGATTCAATGTCTCTAATACCTGTCATTCGTTTAAGAGTGTTTTTGTTTGTTCTTTTAGATAGTCACCTAATACAGGTGGGATAAGTTGAGATGTTGGTTCATGTATGCGAACTAAGTTACCTACTATAACATTCCATCCCTCAGAAAAAGAAATAACTTTATCTTTTGCATCCAATATAACGTTTTCTGATTGTGCTATTATGCGATTGTCTGCGTCTATATTGATGTCATGTTTTGCCTTAAGAGTAATGTCACCCTCTTTAGC